CAGAGGCCGGTGTATCCACAGATAACCGCACTATTACAGCTTAACGCTTAGCACAAGCTATTACAGCACTAGGTGGTGGTGGTGGGGCGTGGGAGCTGCTAGAGGCATGGACTGTTACGGCGGTCGCATCAAAAGATTTTACATGGGATGAATCACTATACACAGACATAAAGATTGTAATAGAGAGTGTTAGCCCAAGCAATGACGATAAGCACCTCTTCCTACAACTAGGCTATAACAACGGCGCAAGTTTTTATACAGGTTCTTCTGACTATGTCTTTCACAGGGAGTCGCTTATTAGCACTACCTTTGTTGCTACGCAGGCTAATGGAACTTATTATGAGTTGGGCCATAGAGTAGGCTCAGCTGGTGGGGAGGGAATAAGCTCAACAATAGAGCTTAGTGGACTTAGTTCTATACTTTCCAACCCACTTATCTCTAGTGTGACTGCTTTCAAGAGTCTATCTGGCACCATGACTAATTACAGACAGTGGGGGCACTGCGTAGACTCTGCGGCAGATACCACAATTATAGATTCTATACGATTGGATTGGTCAGGCGGGAATTTTGACCCTGTTGGCAATGTTTACGTTTATGGTCTAAAGAGGTCATGATAGAAATGGGTGACATGCAGGACACTGGTGGTAAGTACTTGACACTAGCTCTCTTCTGGGAGCATCGTCATCCCAAGTATACGCCCACTTTCACTGTTAAGGATAGGGCTATTGAGCGGGATGGTGTCACCTACCCCTCCTTGAAGGAGTTATACTTAGAGTATTCAGACCCCACTGAGTACATCTTTGCCACAGAAGTATTTGGTAGCTGGCCTCATTGGCAGATGATTTGTGAGAGTTACAACATACGTCCTGTTATTGCTAAGTGGCGTGCTGAGTTGGACGTTAAGCTAAAGGCAGAAGCTCTACGGTCTATGATTGATAGTGCTAAGCATGATGGTAGTAAAGGCTTGACTGCTGCTAAGTATATTGCTGAAGAGGGTTGGAAGAAGAAACGTGGTCGTCCATCCAAAGAAGACATTGCTAGAGAGCGTAAGATTAGTGCTGATGTATCTAAAGAGATTGAAGATGATATAGCACGTATGGAGATGCATTGAGTAAGGTAGATAAGTTAGCAGAGATTAGAGAGAGAGCTGAATCAGACCTCCTATACTTTGCTAAGTTAATCAACCCACATAGGGTGTATGGCTCCATCCATGAGGAGTTGTTTTCTTGGTGGCAGAAGGAAGAGAGGAAGGATAATACATTAGTACTCCTACCCCGTGACCATCAGAAGAGCCATTGTGCTGCTGTATATGCAGCTTGGAAGATTACCTCTGACCCAACACGTACGCTATTGTATGTGTCTGCTACAGCCCTACTGGCAGAGAAGCAGTTGTATGCTATTAAGAACCTACTCACCTCTAAGGTGTACTCTCGCTACTGGCCTGACATGGTTACGCCAGAAGAAGGTAAGAGAGAGAAGTGGTCTAACACTGAGATTTGTGTAGACCATCCTAGCAGGAAGGTAGAGGGTGTACGAGATAGTACAGTGTTTGCTGCTGGACTAACTACTAACATCACAGGCTTCCATGCTACTGATGTGTTCCTAGATGATGTGGTTGTACCTAACAATGCATACACTAATGAGGGGCGAGACAAGGTTGCTACCATGTTCTCTCAGCTGGCTTCCATTGAAACCACTGGGGCTAAGGAAGTAGTTGTTGGTACACGCTATCACCCAACTGACTTGTACAACACTCTCATTGAGATGCAAGAAGAAATCTTTGATGATGACGGCGAACAGATTGGTAGGGACAATGTATACGAGGTGTTCCAAAGAGTTGTAGAAACTGATAATGAATTCTTATGGCCTAAGCAACGTAGAGCTGATGGTAAGGTGTTTGGCTTTGATGTTAGAGAGCTGGCACGTAAGAAGGCTAAGTATGTAGACACTACTCAGTTCTTCGCTCAGTATTATAACAATCCTAATGACCCATCTAACGATAGGATTAATAGAGATAGATTCCAATACTATGACCGTAAGCACTTAGAACAGCTTGGTGGTGATTGGCAGTACAAGGGTAAGAAGTTAAACGTATATGCTTCCATTGACTTTGCATTTAGTTTACGGAAGAGAGCTGACTACTCATCCATAGTTGTGTTGGGTATTGATGCCGGTGGCTTCCTCTATGTATTAGACATAGATAGGTTTAAGACAGATAAGATTAGTGTCTACTTCTCCCACATTAAGGATGCTGTAGTCAAGTGGGGATTTAGAAAGCTACGTGCAGAAGTATCCGTAGCACAACAGATTATTGTTAATGACCTCAAGGATAAGATTCGTGAAGAGGGGTTGGTTCTTAGTGTAGATGAGAACAGACCTAACAGACACCAAGGTGCTAAGGAAGAACGCATGGCAGCTATCTTAGAACCTCGGTATGAGAACATGTCAGTATGGCATTACAAGGGTGGTAACTGTCAACTGCTAGAAGAAGAGTTGATAATGAACAAGCCACCACATGACGATATTAAAGATGCTCTCTCCTCTGTAATAGAGATTGCAACACCACCTAGAAGGTATAGTGGAATGGAAACTAAGCGTAGCAACATAGTAACTCATAGCCGCTTTGGTGGGGTAGCCTACCGATGACAGGTAAGGTGTTAGAGATTCGTAACTTACTAGAGCCAGATACTATAGCTGCTGACGTAGCTGCTAAGTACAGCCAGTGGAAGATACAACGAGATGTGAAAGAGAGTGAATCGAAGGAGTTACGTAACTACATCTTCGCAACAGACACAGCTACCACATCTAATTCAGGACTGTCATGGAAGAATAGCACAACCACTCCTAAGTTAGCGCAGCTACGTGATAACCTCCATGCTAACTACATGGCAGCATTGTTTGCTAATCCAGACTGGCTACGCTGGGAAGGGTATAGCACAGATGATGAGACTAAGGAGAAGAAGGAAGCAGTAGAAGCGTACATGCAGAACAAGTCCCGTATGTCTGGACTAGAACTGACGGTAGCGAAACTACTCTACGACTATATTGACTATGGTAATGTCTTTGGTGAAGTAGTCTTTGTTAATGAAGAGACTACAGACACGGTGACTGGTGAAGTCATTACAGGGTATGTTGGCCCTAAGCTATTACGCACTTCTCCACTAGATTTAGTGTTCAATCCTACTGCTGTAGACTTTAAATCCTCTCCTAAGATTACTCGGTATGTAAAGAGTATTGGAGAGTTGAAAGAAGAGTTGGTCAGTAGACCAGAGCTGAAATACAATGCAGACATCATTGCTCAGATGGAAGAAACTCGCAGAGCATTAGGTGAGTTTAAAGACAGTGACTTAGACAAGGCAGAGGGTTATATAGCTGATGGCTTTGGTAGTCTACGTGAGTACTACGGGTCTGGGTATGTAGAGATATTAGAGTTTGAGGGTGACATCTATGACACTAATACAGGTGCCTTCCTAAAGAACCAACTCATAACCGTGCTAGACCGTAAGTGGGTGGTACGTCAGGAGCCTAATCCTTCATGGTTAGGTAGCTCAAACAGAGCACACGTTGCATGGCGAGAGCGCCCTGATAACCTGTACGGTATGGGGCCATTGGATAATCTGGTAGGTATGCAATACCGCATAGACCACCTAGAGAACCTAAAGGCTGATGCATTAGACTTAACTATTCACCCACCTAAGATTATTAAGGGTGATGTAGATAGCTTCGAGTGGGGGCCAGATGAAGTGATACACATCCCTGATGGTGATGGTGATGTGCAACTACTTGCTCCTAACGTAGCAGCTTTCCAAGTGAATAATGAGATTGCCTACTTGATGAGTCTTATGGATGAGATGGCTGGTGCTCCTAGAGAAGCCATGGGTATACGTACCCCCGGTGAGAAGACTGCCTTCGAGGTGCAGCAGTTGCAGAATGCAGCAGGCCGCATCTTCCAAGATAAGATTACCAAGTTTGAGAAAGAGTTTTTAGAGCCTATCCTCAATAGTATGTTAGAGGTAGCCCGTCGTAACATGAGCGGTACAGACCTCATCAGAGTTATGGATGATGACATTGGTGTAGTAGACTTCCTCTCCATCACTAAGGAAGACATCACTGCTAGTGGTAAGCTAAGACCTATTGGGTCTAGTCACTTTGCAGCACGAGCACAGCTAGTCCAGAATATGTCTGGTGTGTTCAACGGTGCCATAGGCCAGATGATTAAGCCACATGTATCAACGTCAGCATTAGCTGGTGTGGTTGAAGAGTTGTTTGGTTGGGAGAAGTATGGTGTTATCAGAACTAACGTAGCTGTGTTTGAAGAAGCAGAACGACAGAAGCTGATTAACTCTGCACAAGATAGTGTAGCTGTAG